AGACTCTTCCGGGTGCGTTTGGGATTGCTGAGTCTAAGACGGTTGATAATGTGCGTATTGTGTATTATGGGTATTTCTTGCCGGGTGGTAAGTATCCGCAGGGTCGGTTTGTGGTTTTTGTAAAGAATCCTAATCTTGTGTTGTATGATTCGGATTGGCCGTATCCGTTTAAGAAGTTGCCTATTGTGAAGTTTCCGGGTGTGCGTGTTCCGGGGCAGTTGTGGGATACTTCGGTTGTTGAGAATGCTATTCCGTTGCAGAAGGAGTTGAATCGTACTCTTAGTCAGATGATTGAGTATAAGAATTTGACGTTGAAGCCGCAGATGTTGGCTCCGGTAGGTTCTTTGCGTCAGCGTATGACTGATGAGCCGGGGGCTATTTTTGAGTATAATCCGGTGGCTGGTAAGGTGCCGGAGAGTATTCCGTTGCCGGGTATGCCTGCGTATGTGTTTGAGCATTTGACTGATTTGGGTGAGCGTTTGAAGGATACGTTTGGTTTGACTGATATTATTCAGGGTCAGGTTCCTCCGAATGTTGAGGCTGGTATTGCTATTGATTTGTTGCAGGAGGCTGCGACGGATCGGTTGGCTCCGCAGATTATGATGATGGAGAAAACGCTTGAGAATGCTGGTAATCTGATGCTTGCTATGGCGCAGAAGTATTATCAAGAGCCTCGTATTATTATGATTAATGGTTCTGGTTCTCGTCCTAAGGTTGAGCGTTTTGAGTCGGCTGATATTCTTTCTGGTATTCAGGTTAAGGTTGAGACTGGTTCTGGTTTGCCTCGTACTCGTGCTGGTAAGCAGGCGCGTGTGATGCAGATGCTTCAGTTGGGTATTATTAGTCCTGCTAAGGCGTATAAGTATCTTGATATGGGTGATTTTCGTAATTTGCAGGCTCAGTTTGAGGCTGATGAGGATCAGGCGATGCGTGAGCATGATAAACTTATGGATGGTTTGCCGGTGAATGAGTCGGCTGCTATGGATGCTCAGAATCAGATGATGAATATGATGATGAATCCTACGATTGATCCGTTGTCTGGTGAGCCGGTTCCGCCGGATCCGCAGATGCTTGCTCAACTTATGGATGCTGGTTTGCAACCGTTGCCTTATGAGAATAAGGCGGTGCATTTGGATACGCATTCTTCGTATATGAAAAGTGTTGAGTTTGAGGCGTTGCCGCCGGATGTTAAGCAAAAGTTTTATAAGCATTTTGAGTTGACACAGACTGCGTTTGCTGCTGAGTCTGGGCCGAAGGGTGATGCGCCTAAGGTTAGCCTTCAGTTGCGTGGTGCGGTTGGCCCGACGGTTGGTTCTAAGATTCTTGGTCAGTCGGGTGTTAAGGATGTTACTCCGCAAGAGTTGTTGGAGCCGCCGCTTGATACGGTGGTTATTGATAATAAGGATAAGCCTAATGCGGAGGATGCGGGTATGCCTAATGAACAGGCTATGACTGCGTTTAGTAAGTTACAGGAGCAAGAGTTGGCTCATCAGCAGAAGTTGCGGCATGAGCAGGAAATGGCGGCTGCTAAAGTAGGTGTATAATGGCGTATAAGCGCGTGGGTTGGACAGATGAGGATAAGGCTGCGGCGTATGTGTTGTGGATTACAAATGATAAGAATGTTCGTAAGACTTGTCGTGATGCTAATATTCCGCATTCTACTTTTAGGTATTGGGTGCAGGAGTGGGAAGAGAGTGGCCCTCCTGATAGTGTTGTAGATAAGTTGCCTGAGCAGGTGTACGAGTTTGTGCATCATGCTAGTCGGGTGAGGGAAACCGCTATGAAGAAGTTGGAAGAGTTAATTCCTGAGGCGGAAGTGAAGCAGTTGTCAGCAATTGCTACGGTGGTTGGTATTATGGATGATAAGATTCGTCTTGCGTCTGGATTGGCTACTAAGCGAACTGAGACTGTTCATACGCTTCCTACGAGGGATGAGATGAAGGAACTTATGAGCGGACTTGTTGATGGTATTGTTGGTGCGGCTGAGGTTCGTGCTGGTGATATTATTGATGTTGAAATCGAAGAGCAACCCGAATACGCGGGACTCTTAGAAAACAAGGAGTAGGTAATGAGTGAGATTGATATTGCTGGGGCGACTGAGGCTCTGGCGGCAGAGTTGCCGGATTCTTATGATTTTGGTGATGATGCTGGTGTTTCGGATGAGGTTGCGGTTAACGACAATCCCGATGTGGAATCGTTTACTGGATTTGATCCGAATGCGCTTCCTGAGGATCTTCAGGCAGTATATAAGTCTATGCAGGCTGATTATACTCGTAAGACTCAGGAGTTAGCGTCGCTTCGTCAGTATGACGAGTTGGCGCAAATGGGAGTTGATCCTAATGATGCTGTACAGATGGTTTCATTCTTTCAGGAGATGCAGAACGACCCTCAGCGTGTTGCTGAGTATCTTTCGTCTTTGCAGAACCAGACAGAACAGGTGCCTGACGATCAGTTTATTAGTGATTCGGCTTCTGATGTTAGTTATGATGGGCTTCCTCCTGCTTTAGCGCAAGAGTTGGCTGCGATGCGAGAGTTTCGTGACCAGTATTATGCTGAGCAGGAGCAGATGGAAATTATGGCTAGTTTGGAGATGGATGAGCAGCAGATTCGTTTGGCTAATCCGCATTATAATGATAATGATGTGGAGGCTATTTATAATCTTGCGTATTCGACTGGGGGCGATCTGAAGGCTGCGGCTGATCAGTATCACGCTATTCAGCAACGATTACTTGGGAATTATCTTGAATCTAAGCAGACTCCGATGGGTGCTACACCCGCTCCGACTGGCCCTGCTAATATTCCGTTGAGGCAGTTTGGGTCGCTTGATGAGGCTCATAAGGCTGCTATGGAGGCTGTTCGTAACATTTCCTAATAATTTGGAGGTGTTAAGATATGGCTGGTGCTAATCTTAGTACGCTCAGCACGATTCTCAAGGAGTATTACCTTGGGCCGGTTGCTGAGCAGTTGAATAATGAGGTTCTGCTGCTTAATCGTCTTGATTCTCGTTCGGAGGATCTGGTTGGTAAGTATGCGTACGTTCCGTTGCATTACGGGCGTAATGGTGGTATTGGTGCGGTTGGTGAGGGTGATACGCTGCCTTCGGCTGGTAATCAGTCTTACTATCGTGCCAAGTATGATCTGAAGTACCTGTACGGTCGCGTTCAGGTTACTGGTCCGTCGATGGCTAAGACGAAGAATGATGCGGGTTCGTTCTTGCAGATTCTTCGTTCTGAGTTGGATGGCATTCGTAACGATCTTAAGAAGGATCTGGCGCGTCAGGTGTATGGTGCTGGTGATGGTGTGATTGCGTCGGCTGGCGCGTCTAGTATCACGCCGAATGGGGCGCAGAGTGCTGGTGCGGATATTGTTATTACTTTGTCCGACTGGCAGCCTCTTCGTAAGGGCCAGATTTATGCTGGTCAGGTTGTTGACTTGGTGACGTATTCTTCGGGTGCGCCGACGGTTGTTGCGGCTTCGGCTGTGGTTAAGTCTATTAGTATTGCTGCGGCTGCGACTTCGACAGTCACAATTACTTTGGCGGCTAGTGCTACGGTTCCGACGGGTACAGCGAGCCTTACTCGCGCTAATATTACGGCGAGTCAGAATCGTTATGCTCTTGGTCAGCGTTCGATGGAGGTTGATGGGTTGCAGCGTCTTATTACTAGCGCGGCTCCTACATCGTCCTCGGCGGGTAACTCGGGTTATCAGACTGTTGGTAAGATTGACGGTTATGATAAGCCGTTCTGGGATAACAATCGTGTGGCTGTTAGTGGCGCGTTGTCGCTTCAGGCTGTGCAACAGGCGTTCAATACGTCCCGCACCGCTGGCGGTAATCCGTCGCTGATGATCACGTCGCTTGGTGTTATGCGCGAGTTTTATCGCCTCTTGACGTTTGTTAACACGACCACTCCGGTGTTCAATGTTAACGAGGGTACTATGGACTTTAAGGCTGGTTTCCAGACGATTAGTTACAATGGTGTCCCGGTCGTGGGTGATATTGATGCTCCGTACAGCACCCTGTACATGATTGACGAGTCCACCATGAAGGTGTTCTCGGATCAGGATTGGCATTTCCTTGATGCTGATGGTCAGACGCTTCGGCAGGTGCCGAATTATGATGCGTTTGAGGCCGTGATGGCTCGTTACATGAATCTTGGCATGACGAATCGTGCTAAGAATGTTGTGTTGACGGGTATTACTGTTAACGGCGCGACTGATACGGGCGTGTAATTGGTTTGGGTGGGGGGCTTCGGCTCCCCACCCATTCTTACGATTTGGAGGCTATATTATGATGAGTAAGTATGATAGGCTCGTCAAGAGCCTTTCTGCAAAGGATCGTTCTAAGGGTAAGAGTGGTAGTGTTAAGGATGCTAAGGCGCTTGCTGCTTGGATTGGTCGTAAGAAGTTGGGTAAGGCAGAGTTTCAACGTCGTGCTGCTGCTGGACGTAGGGGTAAGTAGTTATGCCTAAGGAGTTAGAGAAAATTCGTAAGGATATTCTTAAGGGTAATCCTAAGATGACTGAAAGTTTGTCTTATGCGCTTGCGACTAATATTTATAAGAAGCGGCATGGTGGTAAGATGCATAAGAAGAAGCGTGTGTGATGAGTGAGGCTTGGACTCGTAAAGAGGGTAAGAATCCTGAGGGTGGTTTGAATGCTAAAGGTCGTGCTTCGTATTCTAAGGGCACGTTGAAGCCGCCGGTCAGTCGTGAGTGGGCTGCGAAGTCGCCTAAGGCTGCTGCGCGACGTAAGAGTTTTTGTGCGCGTATGAGTGGTATGAAGAAGAAGTTAACGTCGGCTAAGACGGCGAATGATCCTAATAGTCGTATTAATAAGAGTTTAAGGAAGTGGGATTGTTAGATGACTAGTTTGTTTATTCCGGGTAGGGGTGATGTTAATTTTAAGGCTTTGAAGGTTGATAAGGCTGTTAATAATTATTATGAGCGATTGTTTTTTGCTCGGAATGAGGCGAATGGTGATTGGTGTGTGTTTATGAAGATGCCTCCGGGTGTTGATCCTGTTCCTGTTCTTGGTTTTGGTGTGGAGATTCCTGATCCTGAGTTTGCTGTTAAGCGTTTGTGGGAGTGTGATACTCGTGTTCATGGTGATCGTTTGTTTGATGAGATGATTAAGAGTCAAGAACAGTATAAGAATGAGAAGCGTTATGCGGCTAGTCAGGCTAGTGGTGATAGTGCTGAGCGGATTGAGCATTTGTTGAGGCAGCATGGTAAGTCGCCTATTATTAAGAGTACTCGTAAGAAGGGGGTGAGTGATGACGCTTGATGAGATGTATACTATGATGGAGTTGTATGGGTTTGATGATTTTGAGGATTCGCAGAAGTTACTGCTTTTGAATGAGGCTTATCTTGATGTTGTTACTCGTGAGCCTTGGCCTTTTTTGGAGAAGTTGATTACTATTAGTATTCCTACGGGGACTACTCAGGTTACTAATTCTTCTTTTTCTGGTAGTCCTACGGATGTTGGTAGTGTTACTAGTTTTATTGATATGAGTAATTATATTATTCTTCAGCCTGAGCGTCAGGATGTTATTGAGAAGAATTATCAGGTTACTAATTCTAATTCGTTGCCGCGTGTGTATTATTTTATTGGTGAGGAAATGTTTATTTATCCTCCGGCTACTGGCGCGAGTACGAGTTATAGGTTGTCGTATGTTCGTATTCCGAGTGATTTGACTTCGGCTACTACTGAGTCGGAGATTCTTATTCCTAAGCGTCATCATAGTATTATTGTGTATGGTGCGCTTGTTAAGGCGTTTCTTGTTAATGATGATCCGCAGGCTTCGGTGTTTCAGAATATGTTTGAGTCGAAGTATCAGCAGATGCGTAATGATTTGTGGATGAATCAGTATGATCGTACTGATCGTGTGCAGGTTATGACGGATTCTTATGATTGGGGTTACTAGTTTTTAGGGGGGTGTTTGGTCTTGTCGAATTTGACTTTTGTTAATCAGGTTGGTGCTCCTGATGGTGTTAATCAGGCGGGGCCGGGTACTTTTATTCCTGAGAGTTTTGTGCGTTGGGCGCAGGATGTGTTGTTTGATCGTGCTGGTTTGTTGCGTCGTCGCGCTCCGTTTAAAAATTTTGTGTATGGTACTTTTGTTCAGCCTTCGGTTGATAATGAGAGGGCGGTTGGGTTTGTTTCGACTCTTAATCCTGATGGTGAGCGTATTCTTGGTCTTGTGTTAACTAAGGCGATTGGTACTCGTATTCTTTTTTATGATTCTAATTATGAACAGACTGGTTCTTCTTCTTTTGCTGGTACTCTTAGTCAGGATGCTATTTTTGATTGTAAACAGGCTAATAATAGTGGTATGTGGATTAGTTTTTTGGAGTCGTATGCTACGGCAAGTGCTAGTAACGAGTATTACCAGTATTATTGGTTTGGTGGTAATGGAGTTGAGCATACTAATGCGACAACAGTTTCTTTTGCTACTGTAGGCACGGGTAATAATGAGTCGTATACTAATAGTATTAATGGTACTTTTGATATTACTAAACTTAGTAAGGGCATGTTTGTTTATGTAGTTAAGCCAGGAACGTCTGAAGAATATTATATTGGAACTATTGCTAGTTTTAATGCTAGTACTATTACGCTTACTAAGGATATTATTCGTTTTGTTTATAATACGGATATTAGTGGTTTAAAATCTGGCTTGACTATTAAATTTAAGAATATTCGTCCTTATATTCATTCTCATGGGCGTGG